ACAATAAAGTTGTAGATGATGCTGAGGGATATAAAAAAATGATGAGTTTTATGGTAGAAGTAATAGACGAAAGAGAAAAGTTAGAAGAATGATTATTCAAATTATTGGTTTGCCAGGATCTGGTAAGACCCAACTTGCAAAGGCACTAAAAGAAAGAATTAATGCAATTCATCTTAATGCAGATGAGGTTCGTGCAACCGTTAACTCTGATCTTGGCTTTAGTCCTGAAGATAGAATTGAGCAAGCACGTCGTATGGGTGAGATGGCAAGACTTATCTCAAAGCAAGGGGTGGCTCCAGTAGTTGTAGACTTTGTTTGTCCAACAGAACTTACTCGTGCAGCATTTGGAAAACCAGATATTCTTGTTTATATGAATACAATTGATGAAGGTCGTTTTGAAGACACAAATAAAATGTTTCAAAAGCCAGATAACTTTGATGTAATATTTGATTCACACCAAATGGATGAGAACCAAAAATCAAGTTGGATTATTAAAAAGTTTGGACTACATGATTGGTCTGCGCCGACAACACTTATGTTAGGTCGTTACCAACCTTGGCATGAAGGTCATCATGCCCTATACGTAGAGGCTGGTAAGCGCACAGACCAAGTATTGCTTGGAGTTCGCAATACATATAAGACAAGTGAAAAGGATCCACTTACATTTGATGAAGTAAAAAGTTATATTGCCAAAGATGAATTTATGGCTGGCGCATTAGTATTAAGATTACCAAACATTACTAACATAGTTTATGGTCGTGATGTAGGATATAAGATTGAACAAGTAGATTTGGGGGCAGATATTCATGCTATTTCGGCTACTGAAAAACGTAAGCAACTGGGCATTTAATTTTGGACAAGGTATAGCAAATGCAGAAGATAGGTTTACAAAATCAATGTTTGAAGAGGAGATAGACAATGAAAGTTACTAAGCAAAGGTCATTTGTTAAATCATGGACATATCGTGTTTTTGGTACATTAACATCTTTTGCAGTAGTTTATGTAATTACTGGAAAAGGAAGTCTTGCTACCCTAATTGCTTTTTGGGAAACAGTTGTTAAAGTTGGTGTTTACTACTGGCATGAGCGTGTTTGGGACAAAATAGGTTGGGGAAGAAAATAATGTATGAATACTATGTAAGAAAAGTAGAGAATGTCGTAGATGGAGATACCATTGACGTCCTTATTGATTTAGGGTTTGATATTTTATTTGCATCTCGTGTAAGATTGGCTGGTATTGATACCCCTGAATCTCGCACAAAAGATCTTGCTGAAAAAGCACTTGGTCTTGAAGCCAAAGAATATCTTAAGAAACATCTTAAAGATGCTAAGTCTGTTATTATTAAAACTGAAAAAATGGACTCGTCAGAAAAGTATGGTCGCATTTTGGGCTGGGTATATGTAGATGGCGATACAGTCTCTCTTAATGATATGATGATCAATGATGGATATGCCTGGGGATATCTAGGAGATACTAAGGTTAAGGACTTTGAAGTGCTAAAGAAGGCAAGAGCAAAGTCTGGCAAGTAATGAGACATATTCTTTATTTTACTGCTGAATGGTGTAATCCATGTCAAAGAACAAAGCCAGTTGCAGAAAGTCTAGATCGTGATGGAATTATTAAGTTTCAGTTTATAGATGCTGATGATAATGGAGAACTTTGCAGAAAATTTGAAATTAAATCTGTTCCAACGTTTATTTTAATTGAAGATGGAAAAGAAATTCGTCGTATGAATGGTGCTAAAACAAGGGAACAGTTCGAGGAGTTCATAAATAATGAATAATGAAGATAGATTAATTGAAAACCTTATATTAATTGGAGCGCTAGAAGTTGCTGGCATAGATGATAAAACTGGGGAGTTTTTGTATAGCATAACTCCAAAGTTAAAAGATATTATGCCAGACTTATATGAAGACCATGTAGATACAGTAAATAAAAATATACTTATTTTGTGGGAAAAAGGCTATATAGATATTGATTTTATGGATGACAACCCATTAGTTTCACTAACAAGCAAGTCTTCAGATATTAAAGAAATAAAAAAATTATCCCAAGATGAGTTTTTTGCCTTAGAAGAAATTAAAAGGCTTCTTATCAGATAAACTCTGATATAATCAGTGTATAGGTCTAGGAGGATCGTCATGCCATATCATATTGGTGCAAAAGGAAGTAACGGGTGTTCTGGATATCCAGTATTAAGTGATAAGGGGCACGTTGCAGGATGTCATGAGACAGAAGCAGAAGCAACAGCACAATTAGGTGCTTTGTATGCTAATGTTCCAGATGCAACAAAAGGTGAAAACTCAATGATACAAACATCAAATACTCCAGAAAATCCATCATCAATGATTAATCCAAAAGTTGGAATGAAAAAACCAGAAACAATGCCATCTGGAAAAAAGAAAAAGAAGTATCGTGCTAATAAATCTATTGATTATCTAACAGTATTAAAAGATATGGTTGGAGAAGGAGACTTTGTACTTGTTTCTTGTGAAGATGGAATTTATGTGGGTATTGTTCAGTATGTTATGACTGAAGGAATGTTTGGAATTGCTACATCTGATTATGCAATTGAAGCATCAATGGAAAACCCAGCAGTACTTGTTCGTACTCTTGAACTTGAAGAAGATGAAGGAATTTGGGAAGAATCAGAATATTTAGTAGGTGCAGAATCAAAAATGGTTACTAAAATTGAACCACTTGCATTAGAAGTAGAAGTTGTATCAAACGGATATCAAGATTGTGGATGTGCTACTTGCGAAGCATTAAATGTTGACTGTGAAAATTGTCCAGTATGTTCTCCTATGCCATCAACAGATTCAGAAGTTGGTATGGCAATGTATGATTCATCAATTGGTAAAGCAAAGAAGCCAAACTATGAACAATTAATCAAACCTCGTTCTGGTGGATCTACACCATCAAATCCAAAACTGTATGCAAGAGTTGTGCAAGCAGCAAAAGATAAATTTGATGTTTATCCTTCTGCTGTAGCAAATGCTTGGGTAGTTGCAGAATATAAGCGTCGTGGTGGAACATACAAGTCTGATGAACCATCTACAACAAAAAGCCTTTGGGATGGATCTTTTGATCCAAATGGGATAATAAAATAATGCCAAAAAAGAAAGCGCAATCATTTAATCCAACACAAATTAAAAATGGAAAAATTGTTCGTTTAAATAAAAACGGAACTATTAAATCTGTTCTTGGTGATTACGAAGTAAAACATATTAAGAAGGATAAGTAATGGCTGATACATACACACCTACATCTGGAATGAAGGCAGCAGCAAGACGTGCCTTAAAATGGAAAGAAGATGGAAAGGCTACTGGTGCTGGTACTCCTGTTGGTTGGGGCAGAGCAACAGATATAGTAAATGGGGCTGGAATGTCTCTTGATACTGTTAAAAGAATGTATTCTTTTTTTTCTAGACATGAAGTAGATAAAAAAGGTAAAGGTTTTTATGATGGTCCAGAATTTCCATCAAATGGTCGTATTATGTGGGATGCTTGGGGTGGAGATGCTGGTTTTTCTTGGTCAAGAGCAATTGTAGAACGTGAAAAAAATAAAACAGAAAAAGCATGGATAGGAAGTCCATTTAGTTTAAGGGGTAATGAATAATGGAAGATTTAAATATTGAAGAATTAAAACAACTTTTATCATTTTATAAACAAAGAGTATCAGATGTAGAGTTTAGTATGCTTCAAACTCAATTAAAATTAAATAAGTTTATGTCTGACAGTATTAATAATAATGTAGTTGAGACTAAAAATACTCAAGAAAAGAATAAAAACTAACTAGGAAAGTGGGATAAAAGATGCAGATTATCCTAATGGTTGGCTTGACATTCAGCATCTTTTGCTTTATACTTATAGTAATCAATAAAAAAAGCAAAAAAACTTTTAATAAAAAAGTATATCGACAAAGTGATATGCACAATATTTTAAAAGATTTTTTCTTTAAAGAGATTAATAGCGAAAATAAGTTTGTTTCTCAGTCTAAAATATTAAAAGATAAAAAAACAACTAAGGTCGTTATAATAGATCAAAAAGCATATTGGGTATCAAACAACATATTTTATGTTGGTGAGACTATTGATGGCAAAGTAATGCCAGAAACTGGTCAGCCACTAGATACAGTTAATATGTCAAATTCAGAGATAGATAAAATGTTATTCATATTGGATAACTTAAAGAATGGGGAAGCAAGTGATAGTGGCGGTGCAGGGAACTAATGAGTTTGATGACTATAACCTATTCCTTCGTGCTATGAGCGTTGCACTATCTGGAATGAAAGAAGAAGAAAAAGATTTTGTAATTTATTCTGTTGGTCCAACAAGAGTAAATTCTTTTGTTTCAGAGTTTTCAAACCTTTCAGAAAGAGGAATGAAAGCCAGGGGTCGTAAAATAAAGTTTTATAAAGTTCCAGAAAGTTGGATTAAAGAAAACATGGAGCATGTAAACTATTTTGCATTTCTTAGCAAGCCTAAAGAGTCAGTATCTAAACTTACAACTTTTGCAGAATCTAAAAATGTTGAAGTTGGAATTTTCCGTTATTAATAAAGGGGTATCATGATAATTAAATCATTAAGTCATATGGAACAGATAGTTAAGAAAAACAAAGAACTATCTTGGATTGGTTGGGATGTTGTTGAGCGTAAGCGTTCAGACATTGCAAAAACATCTACAAGTGGTGTTCGTGTAAAAGATAATTGGTATATTCAAAAAATTTTTACTGTCAATCGAGATGGTTGGGACATTCCAAATAAGTACGGTAATTAATGAAGCAACATTTATGGAAAGACGATGCTGCATGCCTTAATCTTGATACCAATCTATTTTTTGAAAAGTATGAAGATGATTTAGGTGTACGCCCAATTATAGATTCTATGTGTCAAAGATGTCCTGTGTCAAAGTCTTGCTTTGCCAATGGTGTATCTGGCAAAGAATATGGTGTATGGGGTGGAGTTTTCTTGGAACTAGGAAGTATATCAAGAGAATTTAATAGACATAAATCAAAACAAGACTGGGCAAATACATGGCAAGCGTTAACAATGGAGTAAAAAATGATTTATTCTGCAGACCATAACTTTTTATTATTAAAAAATATGAAGGTTGGTGGTACATCCTTAGAGGTTGATCTTTCTATGGTTTTACCAGAAAATGCAATAGTTACATCAAAGGTTTCTGATAACCCAATGTGGGTTTTAAAGGAAGATTCTTACTATCCTGGATATAATCCAAGAAACTATGATGGGTTTTATAATCACATGACATACTCTGAAATATCAAAGAAGATAGATTTAAGTAATGTTAAGTCTTATATTTTTATAAGAAATCCTTTTGAGGTAGTTTTATCAGATTTTTTTCATAGATTACACTTTATTGACTTAAATACAGCATGGAATAAACTTGATAGAAAAGAAAAAGTTTTATTAGTAGATAAATTCTTTAATAATGAAATACAAAAAGGATGGATGAAAAGCACAAAGAAATTATTTATATCAGATGATAAAAAAATTCAAGTAACAAAATTCTTAAGATATGAAAATGGAATTGAAAATGAAATAAACAATGTTTTAGATGATCATGGAATAACTAGAATAAAATTATCTGCACAAGAAAAAAGATTTAGACCAAATGAAATTAACTATAAAGATGTTTTTTTAGATAGGCATTTGGATATAATCTATAAAGAGTGGCAATGGGAATTTAATTATTTTGGATATGGAGTTCTATAGATGTATACAGAAAATATGAAAAAAGCATTTCATAGCATAAATCCTCCAAAAGGTTTTAGTGTAGATCTTATAGATAATGAGCATTTTCTTACAATAAAATTAGATGAACTAAAATTTAAAAATATGTTTCATGATGAAAAGATACAAGCGCTTCAGTATGTGGTAAAATTAAAGAAAGCATTAGAAGAAAATGGGGCAATTGTATTGGTTACTAGAGAGGCTTTAAAATGATTAAGTTTATTTTATTTAAATTTATTTGTGTTTTTAAAGGTCATATCCTTGTAAGCGCAGGTGAATGTCCTTATACAGGATCAACATATGATTTATGTACAAGATGCACAGTTATGATTCCACGGCAGGTTGCTGAATGATACAAAATATTTTATTAACTATATTTATTGCTTTATCTCTTTCATTTGCAATATCTTATTATTCAGTTTTTTATCAATTAAAGAAAGTATCAAAAGATTTATCAAAACTTTATCTTGAAAATAAAATAATGCAAGAATACATTGATATTACAAAATCAAATGATTTTATTAAAAAAGAAGATGAAATTATTCATAAAGAAAATTTTATTAAGTTTCTTTCTGATTCTCGTGATTGGGCATATGAATACATTGAGAATGTTCAAGATGGACTAAATCGTTTTATTAATGAAGTAGAACCAGAGATTAACTACTTTAATGAGTATGGGGATACAATAGCAATGGCTCCAAACTATTCATCTATGAAGAAGATATCAGTAGAATATGAAAAATTAAAATCATTACTACCAGCAGAGGAGACAAAATGAAAGAAATCTTTATGTCAACATTAACAGGTTTTGGATGTGGCTTAGTTTTTGCTGCATTCAAATTACCAGTTCCAGCACCACCAGTTTTTGCGGGAGTCGCAGGAATTGTAGGTCTATGGGCTGGCTATGCTATACTAATAAAAGTTATATCCTAGGAGGAATAATATGAATAAGAAACAAATAGAAGCACTACTAGCATCATATGGTCGTTCAGTACTTGGTGCAGGACTTGCACTATACATGTCAGGGGTTACAGACCCTAAGACACTTGCTTACTCACTATTGGCTGCTATTGCACCAGTAGCATTGAGAGCAATCAATCCTAACGACAAGGCATTTGGAATTTTGCCAGACGCCAAAGAGGTTGATGTTGTCCTTAAGAAGGCTACAGTAAAGAAGGCACCTGCACGTAAGAAGGCAGCGCCAAAGAAGTAATTGGTTGGTGGTGGGGGCAGAAATGTCCTCACCAACTACTAGGTAATATTATGAAAAATTTATTAGTAGTGATGGCTTTATATAACAAAGAAAAGTATGTTGAAAGATCTATTAATAGTATTTTAAATCAAACATATAAAAACTTTTCTTTAGTTATAGTTGATGACGGATCAACTGATAATTCTTTAGAAATTGCAAAAAAATTTTTGTACGATAAAAGAGTAAAAATTATAGAGAATAAGACAAATATTGGATGCTATTATTCTAAAAATGTAGGGTTAAAGTTTATGGAGTCTGGCGATTTTGACCTATATACAATACATGACGCAGATGACTTTTCAGACTCTACAAGATTTAAAAAAATTATAAAAATGTTTGAAGAAGATAAAAATTTAATAGCAGTAAAGCCAACAGAAATGAGAATTGGTAAGGATATACCAGAATGGTGTGAACCACTTTGGCCATCAGAGGCTCATGCATTTTTTAGTAAAAAAGTTTTTAATAACTTAGGATACTTTGATAATTTTTATTGCAGTTCAGATTCAGAATATTGGGCTAGACTAGAAGCATTTTGTAAAATAAATACAGAATATTTATTTAAATTATCACATGAAACATTATATTATGCTGAAATGGTTGGAGACAATATGATTTTAAAATATGATTGGGAATTTAGAAAACCATATTGGAAAAAATTTAAAGAAGAGATTAAAGAAATGACATTAAAAAATAATTTTTATAGAAATTACTACAGCGTGGAGGATGCAATAAAATGAGTTCAAATGTAAAAAAAATGTTAGTATGTCTTCCAGTATACAACGAAGCAAGACTTTTAAAAAGAGCAGTTAATAGCATACTTGAACAAACATATGATAATTTTTCTCTTGTTATTGTTAACGATGGTTCAACTGATAATTCTTTAGAAGAAGCAAATAAATTTTTATATGATGAACGTGTTATAGTTGTAAATAATGAAAAAAATGGTGGCTGTTTTTATAGTAAAAATACAGGTATAAAATTCATGGAGTCTGGTGATTTTGATGTATATACAACACACGATGCAGATGATTTTTCACAACAAGATAGATTTGAAAAAGTTATGAAAACATTTTCTTTAGACAATAGTATAATAAGTGTTCAAGATCACGTTCTTAGAATAGGTAATAAACCACCTTCTTGGCACAGCAGACAGTTTCAACCAGTTATAAATTATGCACATGGATTTTTTAATAAAGAGGTTTTTGAAAAAATAGGGTATTTTGATAATATGGGGTATAACTCTGATCAAGAATATAAAGAAAGAATAGATAGTTATTGTGAATTAAATAATAAAACAAGCAAAACTATAGAGGAAGTTTTATATTATGCAGAAATAACAGATGACAATATGATATTAAAATATGGACATGAATTAAGAGAAAAGTATAGAAACCTTTATAGATCTGAAATAAAACAAATGAGTATAGATAAGAATTTTTATAGAAACTTTTTTAACTATGAAGAAAGAAGGTTGCATGTATGAAATGTTTAGTAACAGGTGGTGCTGGATTTATTGGATCAAACATAGTTGACGCTTTAATTAGTTTAGGTCATGAAGTTATTGTTATTGATAATGAATCATCTGAGTCACATGATAGTTTTTATTGGAATGAAAATGCAAAAAATTATAAACTAGATATATGTGATTATGATAATACAAGAAGTTTTTACGATGGCGTTGATTATGTATTTCATGTTGCAGCAGAAGCAAGAATACAGAGAACAATAAAAAATCCAATAAGATCTGTAAGAACAAATGTAGTTGGAACAACAACAGTACTTCAATGTTCAAAAGAAGCAAATGTTAAGAGAGTTATCTATTCTTCAACATCTTCTGCTTATGGAAGAAATGAAATACCAAATAAAGAAACACAACCAGATGACTGTTTAAATCCATACTCAATTTCTAAAGTTGCTGGAGAAAAACTATGCTCAATGTATACAAGTATTTTTGGATTAGATACAATTATCTTTAGATATTTTAATGTATATGGAGATAGACATCCAACAAAAGGAATATATGCACCAGTAATTGGCTTGTTTGATGTACAAAAACAAAAAGGAGAGCCGTTAACTATCGTTGGTGATGGAGAACAAAGAAGAGATTTTACAAATGTTAAGGATGTTGTAGACATTAATATTATTGCAGCAACAAAAGATATTGATGCAAAATATTTTGGTAATGTGTTTAATATTGGAACTGGAATAAATTATTCTGTAAATCAAATTGCATCATTTATATCAAATAATACTATAAATATTCCAGAAAGACTTGGAGAAGCAAGAGAAACACTTGCCAATATTAACAAAGTAAAAGAAGTTTTTGGCTGGGAACCAAAAATAAAATTAGAACAATGGTTTGAAAAAAGATAAATGTCAATATTTATATCAATAGCATCATATAGAGATCCAGAACTTCAGTGGACAATAAAAAGCGCTATAGATAATGCAGATAATCCATCAGAACTATACTTTGGGGTTATATATCAGGGGCTTCCATCAGAAATGCCAGACATTGAAAACATACCCAACATGTCATTACTAAAGATTCATCCTAAATCTGCCAAAGGTGCAGGATATGCAAGGGCAAAAGCAATGGAACTTTACTCAGATCAAACATATTTTTTACAAATTGATTCACATACAAGATTTGAAAAAGGATGGGATACAATATCAATTGATCAACTAAATAAAGCAAAACTTATTTCGGGTCATAATAAAGTTATACTTTCATATTTTCCTCCACCATTTGAGCCTGAAAAAAATGGCGGTATGTATTTGATTAAAAACAATCCTAAGATTAAACCATACCCAACAAGACAAAAGCCTGTATTAAATAAAAGAGAACAGTGGACTGCAGAGCGTATGGAGTTTGAAAATAACGCAAAAGAAGATCCAGAAATATCTAAAACAGTTTTGGGTGGTTTTATGTTTTCAGATGGTTTAATTGTTAAACAAGTTCCATACGATGAAGAGATTAGTTTCTTTGGAGAAGAACTTTGCTTTGCAGTAAGAGCCTGGACAAGAGGTTGGGACATTTATTCTCCAGCAAAAAACATTGTTTATCATTTTTATTCTCGTGGTGGATATAGTAAGATATGGAAAGATAGAAATCTAAGAGGAATATCCTGGACAGAATTAGAACACATATCTTATAAAAAACAAAAATTAGTCTTATGTGGAGAACAAGATGGAATTTTTGGTGTTGGAGACATACGAACACTAGAAGAATATGAACAGTTTACAGGACTTAATTTTAAAAAGTTTTATAGATGATTAATTAAATCTAAATACTTATCTTTTAATATACTTGTATCAAAATTATTAAAACCAATATCGAATGCTTTTTGTTTAATCTCTAATTTATTTTTATTTAAAATATATTCATCAACTATTTTAGCAAGCATTTTAGGATTTGAGTGATATACATCTATGACTGCTTTAGCCTTAAACTCATCAATCTTTTCAGATTGAGCGGTCCATTCATCTGGTAATACTGCGTTGTTTGGTGAAACTTTTGTCATAAATACTGGAAGACCACTCATCAAGGCTTCATTCATTGGCAAGCACAGTCCAGCATATCTTCTAGGTAAAATCATTGCATCATAACCAGAATATAAGTCTTGTCTATCTTTTGTATTATCAGTTTGTACTATTAATCTTTCATCTGAAGAATTTATTTTTAAATCTGTTTGTGTTTTAATTACAATCTGATAATTTTCTTTAGAATATTTAAGCATCTCTATTACTGAATTTGTTCCATTTCTATCCTTTACTGCTGCTTTACCAGCAATATGTAGAAGTTTATTATGATCTTGAGACATGTTTAATTCTTTGGATGATTTAAAAATATTGCTATCAGTTGGTGGCGGTATATGTACAACTTTACAATCACGACCATAAAGCCAATCTATCTTATCAATATTCCAAACACTAGGGGATACTAAGACATCTGGTAATGACCAATCTGGATTAGTCAAATTACCAAAAAATTCGTAATTGTATTGCAGTATTGTCTTAACTCCACGATGTCTTGCAATATCTGTAAATCTTGGGCTATAAAATGTTTCACAACTAATAACCACATCAAGATTTCTAACAAAATCAGACATCTCACCACTTGTTGGAAATCCTCTACTAGTAGTTTTATAGTTACGACCTTCATACCATTCTGGATGTTGATCATTCTGATTAAAAAACCTTGAGTTAATTAAAAGTATTTTATCTGGATTTAACATATTGACAAGTTCTCTTGTTTGATTTCCAAGACCTGTATCATCACATCTTGCTATAATTCCAAGTCTCATTCTTTATATCCCCAAACAAGATCATCTGTTGTATATTTTCTAGTTCCCTGTCTTCCGTCAAGATGATAAGATCTTTTTATATTTCCTTCAGGGGTATAAATCCATAACTTATGCTTATTCCAACCATCTTCTGAATAAATTCCATAAGGCGCTATATCGTCTTGAACTCTACCATGCGTTGTGTCTTCAATAAAAACATTTTCTTCTAGTGGTGGCAAAATAACATCTTTATAATATTTCACAGTTGAGATATGTGGTCTTTGACTCCACTGAGATGTTTTTGTAAATATGTCATCTGTTCCAAACATGAGGTGTTTATGTGCATCTGGTATTGATGATTCAAAATGAAATCGAATAGTATTTGCTTTTCCATATTCAATCATATCAAGACATTTTTGCCAATCAATTTCAACATCTGGAGTTAATGGCGCATCACCTTCAACATATAAAATTAAAGAAGTATTAACCATTTTTATTGTTTTTCTCATCATAGTGCTTTGATGACTATGAGTATGAAAAATTATAGGTAAAACATTTTTATATTCATGCAAACATTTCCAAAGAATTCTACTTTTATATTCATCATAGTCTTTTTTACGATTTAATTGTTCTTGACGCAATCCATCAATCTGCATTATTATTTCATTATTTGGAAAATGAACCCTTATTGATCTAATTGTTTCATCTATCATATCTGTATTTGGATGTGCAGGTATTACGGATGTTGCAAGAATTATTGTTATATCTCTTTTATGCATTTATTTGCCTCATAATTTCTATACCAATATCTCTTTTTTGTTTAATCCACCAAGATACGACATGATGCATATTTTCTGGGTAGTTTCTTAATATTTTTTCTACACATCCCTCTAACCTATTCCAGTTAGATAGTGACTCAAATGGTAAATCAAGTCCAAACATTCTTTTATAGAAGTCAGTTTCTACTAAATTTGGATCTAGTTTATCAGCAATTGGTATTGTTAGTAATTCAATTGATTCATAAAATCTAAAAGTATCTATAACTGCTGCACCAGATGGACATGGTGATATTTTTGCATTTGCAAGTTTTGAGTAGTAATCTTTTGGTTTATCACCTTTAGAAAATCCATCAGTTGGTCCAAACAAAGAATTTTTAATCTGTGGCATAATAGATGCAAGTTCTTTTCTTCTATGATGTGTTATTTGTCCACCAAAATATACTTCACATTCTTTTTCTTTATATTCAGGCAAATTTGATTTTAAATGTTGTGGAGAACCAGTTGGCATTTTATTATATTCATTGTGCTTTTCATGTGGATACTGTACCCATATTTCAATATTTGAATGTTTTATTTTTTTTATATTGAATCTTGCGTTCTCATCACCATTGATAAATAAAACAACTTTAGATATTTTTTGCAATTCATTAGATAATGTTTGTTCATTGCCAGCAGTTTGTGGTCCAGGAATTACAACAAAAGCCCTATCTGATTCTGGTATTGTAGTTACCTGAACTTGATCTACTTCATACTTATCAAATATTTCTTTTAGTAGCCCATAGTCCCATTTGTCATTAGCGTAATCTTTTCCATCATGAGAATATAGATATGCTTTATATTGATTCATAGTATAAATGAACCTCATGTTGATAGTCTAATAACAATTCTTTATAGCCCAAACCCTTTATCCATTGTCTAAGATTATATAAAGATTCATCCCATTGCTGTAACATAAACTCAGGGTGCCCAGATAGCCAAATCTTAGGCTTATGCTCTCTAAGGACCCTCTCAGCCCCTCCTAGAACCCTCCACTCACTGCCCTCTACATCCAATGAAATGGCGGTAGGTGGCTTAATACCATGATCATATACACAAGAATCTATCGTAATCTGACCATAAGTATCACCTTCAAGATATAGTTCTTTAAATCCATGGGCTGCTTCAATTACATTATTAACCTCTGGGGGCCATTCATTATAATATATTCTTGAAAGATTGTTTATCTTATCAGATGCAAATCCAGGAATACAAACCATTGGAAGATCTAAATTATTTGCATTCCATAATAATGGGAAATGTGACCACACTTTAGGGTTTGGTTCAAACAAAACAACATCTGCTCCCCACATTTGGCAAAGGGCTGCAAACTCTCCTTCTTCTGCACCAACATAATAAACAACATCTTCAGAAGAAATGTTTTTGTTCATATGGCTTAGTCTGGGTTTTTCCCAACCATCTTCTTTATACCACTCTGGACGATCAGCACGATGTTTAGGCAAAGTAATTTTAAACTTATTATTAATTAAACACTCAATCATTTCAGTCATTGTATGTTTAATTCTTTAAGTATTGAGGTCCATCTATGAACATATGTGTGTTCTTTCTTAGTTCTTTCGTGACCATTGAGGCGAATATTTTCTCTTTCAGTATCATTAACAAGATAACTATCTATTTTATTTTTTAGATCATTTAGATTTCCATGTTCATAAAATACAATTTCTTTACCATCTTCAAAGTAATCTTCAAGACCTTTAATGAGAGGGTATATAGTAAAACCACCACGACCAGTACTTTCAAACAATCTATCGCTTGTGTAATATGGATAATTAAAGTTGATATTAAGACTATCCCCTACAGCAATTTTACTTTGTGAATAAATTTTATTTAATGAATCACCACGAACTGTTCCAGTATCACCATCTCCACCAACATGTAAGAACCTATCTCCATATGTATTTCTTAAAAAATCTATTAAATCTGAACGGTATTTATGTTCATGATGATATCTTTTACTTCCAACAAATATAACATCATACTTAAAGTTATCTGGATTATATACTTTGTGTATATAGCATTCTTTATCATATACCCCCGCAGGCAAGAAGTGTCCCTTTACGTCAGTATTTTCATTAAACCAATCTGCCATTAACTTATCAACTGTAAAGAAATGTCCAATAGTTTTATAAAAGTTATCTTTTTCAAGATCTTTTTGTCTTTCTAATCCAAACCATAAGTCAAGATGATAAGTTATTGTTGGTATATTTGCAGATTTTAACTGATTTAAAACTTCATCCATTGATATATTTCCTGAAGTTTCCCAGCCATGTGTGTGAACCCATATAAAAAGATCTGATTGTAGGGCTTTATCTAATATTCTTTCAGTTCTTGCTTTGCGTTCTTGAAGTTTAATTACCTTATGACCTAAAGATTCTAGGCTATTTGCGTGATGATTTTCGCTACTATATGATACTTCAAAATTTCCAAGAAATGTTATAACAGACAAAATTAACCCCAGTTCTATATATATTTATTATATCATGCAATAAAAATAAGAAATTAATTCATGCTTGTTTGTTTAATTACTGCCTTAAGTTGCCAATGCCATTTTTGATGCATATCAATTCTTTCTGCAAGAAAATTAGCAACTCCTTGTTCACGAGAAGAGTCTGCAAGATCAAAAGCATTTTTAAGTTTCATTAAAACAATATCGTTATATTTAAGCAAATCTGTTGCCATAATTACAAAATCAGAAGAAACTTCTGTTTCAGCAACATCTTGTGATAATTCCATAAAGCGTGAAAGTTTAAAAGGAGCGTATGTATCAAGTCTACGAAGATTTTCTGCAAATCCATCTATTGCCTCTTCATAGTCATTATAAATCATTTCAAAAAATGAGTGTGCTTGGGGAAAATTATGTCCTTCAACATTCCAATGATATCCATGTGATTTAAACTTTAGCGCAACAGTATCTGACAATAAAATTCTAAGTGAATTAATTAATTCTTCCATATTTAGATTATATCATAGTATTCGTACCCCTGGCAGGAATCGAACCTGCGACGCATGGCTTAGAAGTCCATCGTTCTGTCCACTGAACTACAGAGGTAT